TATCTTTAAATTGCGAATCAATTTTACTTGATGACCAAGTTTTATCAGTAACAGTATTACTATCATCTATTGAAGTACCACTACCTGTAGGTAAAGCAGTACCATCATCTAATTTAGTACCATCTGATTTAGTAAGATATAATTTGCCATCTTCAACAGTAGTTTTTTGTACTGCATCACTTTTCTTTTGATAATCTGTTAAATCTCCACCTTGAAGTTGTTTTACTTGTTCAATTAACTGTTTTAAAATCGGTAAATCTGGACTTGATGATATTTCTTGATTTAGGTTAGTTAATATACTTCCTTTTACTTCATAAGCTGAACTTGAAGTAGTAATACTTTCATCATTACTATCTACCTTACTAGATACTTCAAATTCAAAGTTGTAATTACCAACTTGATCTATAAATTCAGAAGTCAAATCTATTTCAAATAAAGCTTTTTCTTCATTTAATAACTTGGCTTCAAATGTTCTATATTGATTTGTTTTAGGTTTTATTACGTTTAGTGTGATTTTATAATCAGTTGCATTTTCTATAGTTACATAATTCTTTATTAGTTCATTTTCACTCATATTTATAACAAGTTGTATGAACATGTTAGAAGTCTTTTTATCTGTATTCCAAAATGTCATCTTTGGCGCATCTATTGTTGCTTCTTTTACATTTATTTTGATTAAGTAATCTCTATTTAAATTAGTTATATTACTCAAATCGTCACTTCCTCTCTAGTCTGTATAAGTTATTGTAGCTTTCATAACTCCCATACATTTCATATAATGGTCTTTATCAAAGGTATGTTTAAGCCCAAATCCTTTCATTGTTCCGTTTTTTATTGCATTTAGCACTGCACTATCTGTTATTGTAACTGTTGTTGTTGCATTCATTGTAAGATTAGCAGTTTTGCTCCAACTTAAATAAGTAGGCTCACCATTTGGCCTACTTGAATGATTATGCATAACTATTTTAGCTTCATTGTTACTTGAACTACCTCCACTTGTACGTTCTATTTTTAGAACAACTTTCGTAATAGTTTTACCTTGCAATTTACTGAAATCACTACCAAAGAACCAACAGCCAACATTATTAGAGGTCCATTTTCCTTGTATGACTAGGTTATCTTGTGCCCAGCTATTCCAAGTGTAACGATAAGTATCTCCATAGTCAGAAGTAAATGTAACTGACTTGCTTGTTGTAGTTCCTGTATTAGTATTTTCTCCTACAGTTGTAGTAGTTCCATCTACTGTACATTTTGAAGAGTCATAAATTATTTGTGAAGAGTTATCGTGAACTAGCTGACCATTAGGTATAGAGCCATCTTGAATACATACTGTAGCTCCGTAGATTGCCCTAACTGCATTTTTATTAACTTTTCCAAAGTTTTTATACATAATAATTTTACTACCTCTAGCTTGTACTCCGTTCTGACTGCCTATTACTTTGCAGTTTTGCATTAACAATGTTGTTCCGTGTTCCGCTCCTATAGCATAGTAAGAATTTGATGTTGTTTGGCCATAGACATTAATACTTCTAAGTGTAACAAAACTGCAATTTGAGAAATACATTCCGTAATAATATGTGTTACTACCTACCATACTAGAAGGCATTATAGCAGGTCTTTCACTATCTACTCCGTCAACAATACCTGTAACTGTAGTAGATCCGTAGATAAACAGTTTTGATGTACAATTATATCCAGCTATATAGCCGTTATAATTTTTCATGTTCATGTATAGATATATATCTCCGTTAGAAAATCCTTTTAGATTAAGATTCTCATTGCATTCTTTGTCTAAAGTAATATAGATGCTATTACCATTTAAATTTCGTGGCAAAGCATCTAAAAAGCCTTGTGCAGTATAGAATTTTGTACTACTAATAACATCAGATGTATCATCACCATCACTTGCTATAGTTACAGATATATCATTTACAAGTGAATTTATAATATCTTTACTGATTATTTTTCTAATAATAAGAGTATCAGCAGTCATATTCCCCTGTGCATTAACTGCTCCATTGAAATTACCATTATTAGCGCTCATATTTCCTTTTTCATCTATAGAAAATCCACCATTCGCTGATACATAACCTTCTAACTTGATATTTTTAGCCTTAAACAAAATATCTGAATTTGCTATAGCCTGTAAAGCTGCATTAGTTAACGTTATACTTGACGAAGTAGAGCCATTCATTACAATCCATTCAAATTGCTCTTTTGTTTGTGTAGCAACTGATTTTGCACCTTGCGCCACACTAAGCGCTTCCCATTCAGAACAATATTGTGGGTCTGTAAAGCTTACTGTACCATCATCATAAAATATTTTGTAAGCACTCCATAAATATTTACCTTCTTGATATGTAGGTACATAGGTTAGCCAACCAGATACTGCAAATGTGGGAGCTGTAGTCTTAGAAGTTGATACAAAATATATAGTTGTTATTTTTTTTACACCTACTCCTGTATCTCCTTTTATTTTTGCCCATGTATAACTTCCTATTGTTGTAGGGTCATCTTTATTAAAGTCAGTGCATGTTCCTATATAAGCGCCTACATCTTCTCCGTTATTAGATGTAAATGTATTACCTCCATCATTAGAATATTTTATATGAAGATACGTTGTTCTTCCATCTCCATCTTTTCCTGGGATTCCTTGCTCACCTCGAGGTCCCTGCAAACCTTGAAATCTGTACCATTCATATTTTGAAGGATCAACACTATCTTGTTCAGTAAAATCTACATAAGTACCAATATAAATATCAGGAATTTCGGTCATTTGACTACTAGAAGTTGGGTTATCTACCGAAGAATATTTTATATGAAAGTAAGAAGTTTTGCCAGATTCTCCTGCTGGTCCTTGAATCCCTTGCTCACCTTTTTCTCCTTGAATCCCTTGCAAACCTCGTGGTCCTTGAACACCGGCCATACAAACTGCATCTCCAGTTGAACTGTCCCCGTTAGCTTTAGTATATACAGTTCTTATCCATAAGTAATTACCTTCTGGAACATTAGTAGGCACTGTTGTGGACCATGTTCCTCCAATTTGTTCAGTTTTACTTGTAGAGATATAATACTCATTGTAAACTTTAGTAACTCCTTGTTTGATTTTGTCACTATTATCAGCAACAGTAGTTTGTATTTCATCTACAGTCTGTTCTATTTGGGAATATTTATCTAATGCAGCCTGTGCCTTATCTTTTGCACTTGATGCTACACCAGATATTTCTCCAACTTGTGATGTAAATCCATTTATATCCTGCTTAAGAGTTGAATATAACACTTTTAATTTAACTTTATTTCCATCAGCATCTTCTACAAATCCATCAGATACGAGGGATTCTATTTTGCCATTTTGTTCATCTACTGTCAATTTTACTTGTTTGATTTCTGGAATTTTTTCTCCGTCAATATACAAATTTCCGTCATCATCTAGATATAAAGTGTTTTTCTCTCCATTGTTTGTAAGAATATTTACTATACTATTTATATCTGCATCCAATTTATTATCATTTACAGCTTTAATTTGATTTCTTAAATCTGCTTCTTTTTCATTTTCTAGTATTCTTTTAATATCATTGTAATTTTCCACATATGCAGCATGTGCTTTTTCTAAGTCATACTTATCATCTTGTGTTATTTTTCTATTAGTGATTACTTTTTCAAGCAAATTTACAAGCACATCATAACTAGAGGAGAAATTATCATGTTCTCTAGTTATAGTTTCTATATTGATACTCAAAATAATTCCCCCTTTTTATAATTTCTTAGGTCTAGCACAGAATAATATTTTATCTGTTTTATTTGCTGTTATTTCTATTATTCTAACTGCATTTGTAACTGTTGTAGCCTCTATTATGTAAACGGAATTACCATCTTCAGTTGGTCCAACAACAATAGCTACATGTGAACAGTTCATATAACGTCCATTTTCTCCGTTATCTCTGTCATAAAAAACCATATCTCCAGGATCTAAGTTGGAATAATTAGTTGTATCAATATCATGTAGTACCCAGCCTTTTTTAACACAATATTCAGCCTGTTCTGCTGCTGTCCTTGGTAGCATAAATGCCCAGCTAGTATCTGAATTTTTAACTAATTTTTTTAATTTATGATTTGAATAAGGACTTTTATCATAGCTTATATCCGCATAAACAAATATGGCCAAAGAACTACAGTCTATATTTGCTTTTTTAGCATCAGCATCGTACCATTTATTTAAGTTTCCAGCCATGTCATTTGGGAAACTTGCAGGTTCAGATTTTATTGCATATGAATTATCCCCATATCGTAATTCGTTTTGATTTAGGTATGTTTTTGCAGTTTTTACAACTTTTTCGCCACCTACAAATTTATAAGGATTTGCAAATTCTCCAGTCTTATCAACTGATACAGAGCCATAATATTTATAATTAATTTTAGGATTTGCATTAGCCATTATTATAATTTTGTAACCTGTATTTGGTTTTGGAACTAGTTGACCAGCTATACAATCTACACCTTCAAGATAACAAATTTTACTTTGTGTATAACTAATTTCATCTGCAGTAGTAAATATCATTCTAGCATAAAA